TTGATTGAGTTTAGCCAGTCCTTTAGTTCCATCAGTTTCATTATCAAAGTAAGATGAGCAAGAGCAAACAAGATTACGATCACCGTAAACATTATCAATTCTTGATACAGCAGGCCAAAATTTATTAGATTGATCTACAGGATATGCTGCTTGTTCCCTAGTGTAATTATACACCCATTCAGTTGAACTTACAACCCTTGCAGTATGAGGTGAATTTTTGACAATCTCAGGAACTGTAAATATTTCTCTTCCTATCATCTCCATTGCTTTTGCAAATCTTTTAAGTTCATCAAGTGATTCACTCTCAGTTGGTTCAACCATCATTGTTCCAGTGACAGGCCATGATAATGTAGGAGCATGAAAACCATAATCCATTAATCTCTTTGCTATGTCCTCTGCTGTTACTGGAAAATTTCGACAATCAAAAATACACTCATGAGCGATTCGATCATTCTCTCCTCGATATAATACTTTAAAGTAAGGATCAATTTGATGTGCTAACCAGTTTGCAGATAGTAATGAAATCTCACTTGCCTTGCGTAAACCATCACCACCCATCATACGAATATACATCCAACTAATTGGAAGAATACTTGCACTTCCATATTCTGCTGATGATACACGATGAGTAACAAAAGGTGTTAAATGTTTTGCAACACCGATCGGGCCAACTCCGGGGCCTCCACCACCATGAGGGATACAAAATGTCTTATGCAAATTAAGATGACATACATCAGCACCATAATCACATGGTTTTGCGAGTCCAACTTGTGCGTTTAGATTTGCACCATCAAGATATACCTGACCACCATTTTCATGTACAATTCTACAAATATCTTTAATCGTTGGTTCAAAAACACCATGAGTCGATGGATATGTAATCATAATACATGAGAGTTCAAATGTATTCATGATTGCTTGTTTCTCTAAGTCTTTCAAATCAATGTTTCCACTCTCATCACATTTGATGGGAACAATCTTCATGCCCGCCATAACAGCACTTGCAGGATTAGTTCCATGTGCACTTTCCGGTATGAGACAAACATTCCTTGTTGTATCACCGTTACTTCTATGGTAATCTTGTATCGCTAACAGTCCTGCATATTCACCCTGTGATCCCGCGTTTGGTTGAAGGGATATAGAATCGAATCCAGTTATCTCACACAACCATCCTTTTAATTCCTTTATGATAATATCATAACCAAGTGCTTGAGATGTTGGTGCAAATGGATGTATATTTGCAAACTCTGGCCATGAGACCGGCATAAGTTCTGCTGCTGCATTCAGTTTCATAGTGCAACTACCAAGTGGCATCATGCCATTTACTAATGAAAAGTCTTTAGAAACCAACTCATGAATATATCTCATCATATTTGTTTCGCTATGATACTTGTTAAATACTTCCTGAGTCAACCAAGGTTTAGTTCTTTCTGAAACACTTAGCCAATGATAATCTCCAATAGTGTCAACCACATGATCAATAGTGTCAAATCTATTCGTCATGTCCAGTTGAGAATCTACAAGTTGTTTTAATTCTTCAAGTGTGGTGCATTCGTCTAATGTGATCAAAGTATAACCATCTTCATATCGAACATTAAATCCCTCTAATGCAAGGAAACTTTTAAATCGAACAGTATCAAATCCTTCAGACTGATCAACCTCTATTCCACACCATCTCAATGCTTTTTGTAGTGTTTGCCTATATTTTAATACTCTGGTTGCTATTTTTTTCAGACCTTCCGCTCCGTGATAGGCAGCATAAAAACCTGCCATATTTGCAAGTAGTGCTTGGGCGGTGCATATATTGGATGTTGCTTTGTCTCGTCTTATATGTTGTTCCCTTGTTTGTAGTGCTAACCTTAATGCTTTATTCCCTTGGCTATCTACCGACTGTCCTACAATTCTTCCGGGAATCTTTCTCTTATATTTTTCACTAATTGCAAAAAACGCTGCGTGTGGCCCACCAAATCCCATAGGTATACCAAACCTTTGCATACTCCCAACTGCAATATCAAATCCCATATCTCCTACAGGTTTCATTAACACCTGACATAATGGATCTACGATTGCAATCTTCATGCACTTGTAAACACTTGCAATACGAAGAAATGCACTTGGATCTCGAAGACTACCTTTATTATTTGGTAGTTGAATTATTAATCCAAAAGCATTATCAAATTCTTCAAGATCTGTAAGATTATACCAATCAACTAATTTAATTTCAATTCCTAATGGTTTTGCTCTAGTCTCTAATACTTTTAATGTTTGGGGAAATACTTCATTATCAACTAAAAAAATATTTTTATTTTTAGAATTATTGTAAGCAAGTATCATTGCCTCTGCTGCTGCAGTTCCTTCATCTAATAATGATGCGTTTGCAACTGGTAATCCTGTAAGTTCTGTGACTAATGTTTGAAAATTGAATAATGCCTCTAATCTACCTTGAGATATCTCTGCTTGATATGGTGTGTAAGATGTATACCAAGAGGGATTCTCAAAAACATTTCTTTGTATTACTGGAGGTGTGATTGTTCCATAATATCCTTGACCAATCAAACTTCTTTTAACTTTATTTTGGCTTGCGATTTCTTTTAATTCTGAGAGTGCCTCTTGCTCACTACATCCATTAGGTAACTTGTAATCTCCTCGTAGTAAAATTGAATCTGGAACTATTTGTCTAACAAGTTCATCTAAACTAGAAAGACCCAAATCTGATAGCATTTGAGTCTGTTCTGCCTCTGAAGGGCCTATGTGTCTTGAAATAAATTCTGTCATTAAATGCCTTGATCTTTTTGACTTTGAAAAAATTCTGATAATGATGATTGCAATTGACCCTCATTTTCTTTTGGATCTAGTTTGTTATATCCTTTAATCTTTTTCCAATCATTATACATTGCCTGTAAGAACCAACTTGAAGCAAGACTATCTGCTCCTGATTCTAATAATTGAATTTGCCTTGAAGATAGTTGACGAGATTTAATGTCAATGTATTCTGATCTCCAATTAGTATCGTCATAAAGTGGTGTTGTCATTATCCGTATGTAAAAGTTTTTCCTTTGATTTGTGATTGACCTTCTGGGTTTTTACCCTGTGGTTTAAATTTACCTAATTTAACATTTTTTGCTTTACCAAGTCCACCTTTTCTTGTTGCTGATAGTGTACCAGTTTTTTTCGTTTGTGTCAAGACGGAATCCTGCCCATACTTTTTACCAAGTGCCTTTACTGTTTTCTTAAACTTTCTCTTACCCATCTTACCAGAGGAAACAATGTGACTTCTTTCTTTTACTTTCTTTTCCTCACCAGTTTTTTTATCTTTCTCCATGTATGAACCAGTTACTTTTGTAGCACCACCTAATCCTCTACCACGAATATCCCTGTCTAATTGTTTTGCTCTTGCACGATTTTCCTTTGCAGATTTATCTGCTCTGGATGCAGACAGTGCAGCCATCCCACCTTTATCAGATTTACTTTTGATTCTACTGAGACTACTCTCGTCTAGGAACTCCTTAAATGTCTTCATCCTTCGCACTTATTTTTAAGTATTTATTATCGGATGATTTGTATGTCATCGTCTTGTGTCCATAGTTCAACCTTATCTCTGAATCTACCCTCTGCTTTCAACTTATCATATCTCTTAGTTGCTTTCTTCTTCCACCATGCCAATATGTTTTCAAGATGAAACTTATCCCAGTTCTGACCACGAACTAATTTATCTTGCTCTCCATTAATAACTTCACGAACATTACCATAACCATAATCAGAAATATAAAATCTTTTCTTCTGTGTTAAGTTAAGTGCCATGTCTATAGTATCTGTAAATTGTTTTAACTCTGTATTCATATCATATTCTTTCATGGAGTTTTTAATAATTGATATCATCTTTGATTGTCTCTTCATCTTTTTAGATGATGCTTTATTATCTGTAAGAGGTGTGTTATCATTCCATTCTTTAAAACGATTATGTAACCTATGAAATGCATCATCATGAAGTAATGGTGTGAACTTACTTTCAGTTAGTCCTTTATATCTCATAAAAGGTTTTAGTCCATCATACTGTGATGCAGATGTCGTAGATCCATATAAAGATGTTGTTTCAAATAATGCTATCTCTTTATCAAATACTTTAGATATTGTTTCTCTTGCAAAATGTGAACAACATAACAATGCCAATAATTTACCACCAAGATAATTATATCCAAATGGTTGCGAAGGAACAATTACAAAACCCATCGCAGTGTGGCGATTCATCAAAGTTAAATTGGCTGGTTTACCTAACCAAAGATTTCTTGGTTTAGAATTAATTGTAGGGGAACCAAATCGGATAAATCCAATAACTTTATTTGTATTCTTTTCATATACCATCCAACGCAATTCTCTACCGGGAATATTTGTCTCATTATTATGTGATGAAACAGCACCCAACATTGTTTTATAATAATCTTGTGGAAGACTATTTTGAAATCTATCACCTATAAATCGAATATCAAACTCCATATCGTTTGGATGAATATCTTCATTTAAAAATTCATCTTCAAATGATGTAAGAGCACTAAAACTTTTAACAGTTTCTTTCTTAACATATCTAAGATAATCTTCAATATTTCCCATACGCGAAAAATACCTTATGAACTCATCGGCAGCCCATAAGGTATTATCTTTAGAAATAAGATTAATTGTCATAATCCTATTATAACATAGGATTTATCATTTGCCAATGTAATCAATTAAAATTTCTAACATGAATTTTGATATACTTCTCAATCAGTTCTCTCTCAACTGATTCTTTCTTAACTTTACCCATAACTGGATTTGCTAGTGCATAAACAGCATCAACAAACTTAGATCGTTGAAGTGAGAAGAATGGCGAATCAGTTTGACCACTGTCAATCAATGCTTCATTCACCCTTTCCGCAACCTTAACAAGATGTTGCCAAGGCTTCTTATCAATACTTGTACTACCAAGATACATTTTCTGAGGTCTTTTTGCGAAATACTCCTCAATATGTTCTTGAATATCAAAACAATAACCTAACCCACCTACAGCATCATCAAGTAATGGATGCAATCTTTTTTCAAAGTTATAAAATGCCCTGATAAGATAAACCGAAAGTTCTTTCTTAGGTGCTTCTCTATCCCAATCAAGAGTATTACAAAGAGTTTGAACAACAGATCTTAATTCATGCAATGCATCATCATTTACTGCATACTGAATTAGTTTACCAAACTGAGATACTTTGGTGCAAGAGAATTGTGAATCCTTGACATATGGAAAAGGATAGTCAATTGGTTGCCAAGTTAATCCGGGAATAGAATAATAGAAGTCTCTTACTTGTATAGCTTTTTCGATACCAATCCGACATTGATGATGAAGATTTTGCCAGTCTTTAGTATCGTTGATACCTTGCACTTCATCATAAAATATCTTAGATCTTAATACATCTCTATCTGTAAATGAAACAGATGATTTAAATGCAGTAACTCTCATAGGAAGTAAAGTATCTTCACCTTTAACATGTGAGATTGCAGCTACTTGTGCACTAAGATGTTGTTTTTTAATAATGTCAAAAAATCCAATATTTTCATCATAAAATGAAACGGGAAATTCCGATTGACAAAAATTAACTACATGATTAAACAAGTTAAAGTTTTGAACGCAAAACTCTGGACGAACCAAACGAATTTGTCCTTGCCTGTAATTGATTAAAGAAATAGGAACATTAACTATGTAAGTTTCGTAATCTTTTAGTTGTGATGAATAGAGTGCTTTAAATTCATCTATAGATAAAAAAGATTCACTTTTTGCAACCGGCAGAAGTATTCCTGCTCGATCAATATTATCTTTTACTGCTCTGAGTAAATTCTTAAATCTGTTCTCTTTAACTAGATCAACAGCGAGTACTGATTTTAAAGCATCAGCAGACTTTTGGCCTACACCAAGTGCGGGCTTTTTAGACTTTAACATAAAATTCAAAAATAAAAAAACAAACCAACTCTTTTGGAGTGGTATAAGGGGTGTGAAATAACTAAGTTATTTCATCTGAAATCAGTTTATCACCCAGAACTCTAATTGTCAAGGCCAATGAACTTTGATGTGGTCGTTGCTTCCAACCATACCATTTTGATTTCTTACCTTCATTATATGGTGGTACTTTCTGTTTGTCAAGGTATTGATTTGCAGTAGCATCATATATCTTATCTTCATCTTGCAACCACCAGTGAGCCTCACCTCTATAATCTTTGCCACTCATAGGAATTAATCTATCAGTGTCCATCAAATAAAATAATGCTTGTGTCGAATGATAGCAATGTCCATAATACTTATTTCTTAATAAATCACTAGGATACATCAAAGATTTTCTTTTCTTGATTAAATCTGGAGATAGATTATCTTTAATTTTTTCAATTACTAATTCTATTTGATTATAAGGATATGGTTCAAATGTAAGGGTTCTTGTTTGTATTACATCATTACCTTCATACTTGTTTCTAACAACAATTTTCATTGTATAACTGGCATTTTTCTCATGGAATCTTTCAGTAATTCCATTTCGATTTTAATCTCAATCATTTCGGTAAGATCTTTTACAGATTCTGACATAGAACGATATCCTGCACCAACATAAATTTGACCTGCCATGACTGCAATAGTTGCAGCACCCCAGAAGATATAATACTTGCCAGATTTAATTTGATGTTTGATTTTCTGTAGTGGCTTCTTGCTCATTTTCATAATTTTTACTTGGATAATAAACCTCAACATATGAATGACATCGAGGACATGATAAATTTGTTACCATACTATACTCTGCTTCATCAAAATCGTCAAGATCGTGATCTCCACCCCAGATCAATTCTGTATTGCAGTGCCAACAGTTCATAATATAAGTTTCTTAGTTGGTTTTGATAACTTACCAAACATTGAATTATACTGTTCGATAATTTCTTCTTGAGGATCTCCTATATAAACAATATATTTTTTAGTCACTTCAAGTTTATCTTTTTGAAGTAAAGGAGACCAAGGAGCAAATGCAATTTGTCCTTGTTGTTGTGACGGTACTGCCACGATAGGATCAGTGAATGTTATTGAATCAGTGTCCTCTTTTGTTATGTCAGCGATTACATCTTCGCCCGACCACATACGAATTAATTTTACAGTCATTTAAATTGGCACTCCACCATAATTTCAGTTAAACATGCAAGTAGATTTATTTCTTGATCTGCTACAAATGCTACTTGGTACTGGTATTTAGCCAGAATAAGAACAGCAGCAGGAATAGAACTAGAGACCAAGGTTTCATATAAACTATCATAGATACGACGAAAAAGCAAAGTAGTATCATTATCCAAGT